CTGCCTTCCCAAACACGGCTCCAGGGAGATCGTCGAAATCGAATTTACCATAAAACCGCGCAAGGGCGCAGGGAGGGAGTTGGAAAGGAGGTGATGCCTGTGCAACCGGAATATGCCACAAATGTCCCGGATCCTACATACGTGCCGTAGAGGGGGCCGCGCATCCTATAAACGCGGATTGTTCGCGCAACGGCGGAAAAGGCGTTCTTATGGCTGTGGCGAGGCCCGATGTAGGAATTATCAATGAAAGAGGAAACGATTGAGGGGAGCACGGATAAGGACGATGGCACGCACAAGACAGATTAAACCTGAATTTTTTCTCGATGACGAGCTAGCTTCTTGTACCAGAGCATGGGGGCGGCTGCTTTTTATCGGATTATGGACCCTTGCAGACCGTGAGGGCCGCCTAGAGGATCGGCCGGCCAAAATCAAGGCTCAGTTGTTTCCTTACGATGATGAAATCAGCTATCAAAAAGTAGATGCCCTTCTTAATGAGCTTTCAAGCCAGATCGACATAGAGAAAAAATACATTATCCGATATCAAATAAATGGGCGTAAATATATACAAATACGTTCATTTACCAAGCACCAGCGATGCCATATAAAGGAAAGTCCAAGCACCATCCCTGCACCAACCAAGGATGGTGCGCACCTACCTAGCACCAACCTAGGTGAGTGCGAGCACCAACCTAGGTGCCCGGCTTCTACTTCTACTTCTACTTCTACTTCTAATACTAGTATAGCGGCTCCGCAGGCTTCGCCGCCCGGCGACTCTCCCCGGATTCGGAATGACAAAACTTCCGAGAGGCCAAAAGACGAGGCCTACGAGCTATTCGCTTCTGAGTTTGCGAAGCGACGCAGTACCCCGTACCGCCCAAAGAAAGCCGATTGGGTTCAGCTTGCTGATTTGCGCAAGAGCCTGAATCTTACCGGCCGGGCAACACCGGACCGCTGGACAGACGCGGTTGACAATTATCTATGGACACCTAGCGGCAAATACAGCCTAGCGGACCTGTGTGTGCGGTTCGACGTATTTTTGCAGGGGCCATTGGATAGGTACGGCAAGCCGGCGGGCGCCGGGAGGCAGTCTGAGGACATGTTTTGGAATAACTTGGAGAAAAAACTTGGCTAATCAAAGAGCTTTGAAATTCACCAAGGATCTTTGCTCATTGTTTCACAAATTTCCCATAAGTGACATAACGCGCGAAAATTATGGGCGAAAACTCTCCAAATGGTATCTGAGTGCGGAGCAATGGGAAGATGCCTTGGATATGCTGATAGAATCGCGTGACGAAAACGACGGGAGATTGCCGGAACTCCATGAAATCTATCCGATCCTGATTCGCGCACGCGATAAAGACCGAGTTCAGGAAGCCCTGGGATGGGTGTGGTTTCGGCGAAAGAACGGCATTGATTATTCGATCCGGGTCCGGGCCGCCGACGGACAATGGCTGATCGCCGACCTAGTAGGCCGCGACAGCAAGGGCATGCAGAAGCATTTCCAGAACCACGTCGGGGAACCCGTGTTCCATCACATGCCGCAGGATGTGGAAGCCTGGGGAATCGCGCCCGATAATCCCGCGTCGCCGCTGGAGGACGATGCGCCATCGAGGGAAGAGGTCAAGCAGATATTGCATAACCTATCGCAGGTTGGAGCGGCCAAATGATTAAAAATAAAAGACAAATGACGAGGCGCAAAAAACATTACAAGGGCAGCAATGGGTGGTACGCTGCCGACGAGAAGCGATTAATCGAGCGATGCCTCCTCCGCCACAGGAGCATTCCCGCCGCCCAGAAATGGATTAGGAGCTATTTTAAAGGGCTTAATTACCGCAGCACAGGCTTCGACGGCGATGTATTTTCGGATATCGACAGGCTCCGCCTCAAGCAATACGCGATAAGAGTACTGAATGTCATAAGACGGCAAGTTACGGGATAATTATAGTTATCTAGGTTGTGGTAAGCTGTCGATGTAAAAGTATAAAATATGCTATTGACGCACGAATCATTCCCGTTTCAAACTCTCCATATTCATTGATGCTTCTCCTTTAGTGGCTGCTCCGATTAGCCGGATCGGGGCAGCCCGGAGAAGGAACGGGTAGGCTAAGGCGGGCGGACGCTGACCGCGAAACAGCGCACTGCATAGCAGGCTGACATCGAGATCAGCAAAGACTTCCAAACTATGTCAAAATCAAAAAACCGCAGGCCAGTTGAGGTCGATCGGGGAATTCCGGGGTATCCGAGGTATATCAGCTATTCACGCGCGTTGGAGCATTGCAGAGCTGGCGTGGCCTACTGGACCAGGGACGGCCACCTAAGATTCCGAGCCCGCTTTAGCGAGCCAGTAGGCCGCGGCGCAAGCGATGTGTACGTGGATCAGCGCGGGTTGATGTGGTGGAACGGCAGCGACCCGAGAGGGACGCATAAGCCCGGAGAGGTGAGGAGCTGAATGAGTACCAAGTATCAACAATTAAAAAAAAGCAAGCAAGCCGCGTTTCTAGCTGCCTATTCAAAAATGGCAAATATCAGCTATGCCGCAAAAGCCGCAAATATAGAGCGTACCACGCATTACCTGTGGATGCGGCAGGACAAAGATTATGTTAAAAAGTTTGAGCGGGCGTTTGAGGACGCATGCGATCTGCTGGAGGCGGAAGCAACTCGGCGGGCCACCGAGGGAGTCGAGGAACCCGTATTTTATCAGGGGGTGCAATGCGGCACCATTCGCCGCTACAGCGATACTCTTCTGATATTCATGCTTAAGGCTGCGCGACCGGACAAATTCAAAGATCGGAAGGAGCTCTCCGGCAAGGACGGCGGCCCTATCCAGCTAAAAGTCACGTACGAGGAAGAATCAGACCGGAGCGTAGAATCTCTTGCGTGAGTACGTTGTCCATTTGCCAAAGCCCCATATACAGCAAAGTGACTTTATCAATTCGCAAGCAAAACGGAAAATCATCCGGGCCGGTAGAAGATTCGGAAAAACGGTTGGAGCCTCGATCATAGCCGTGCAGAAATTTCTCGCGGGGAAACGGGTTCTCTATGCGGCGCCCACTCAAGACCAAGTGACGGCCTTTTGGTTTCGCGTGACGCAGGCATTGCGGGAGCCGATAGAGGCCGGCGTGTTCCGAAAAAACGAGACATTGCATATAGTCGAATTAGAAGGGACTCAGCGACGCATCAAGGCAAAAACCGCCTGGAATGCCGACAGCCTCCGCGGAGATTATGCCGATTTGCTGATACTCGATGAGTTCCAGCTGATGAATGAGGATGCGTGGGGGAAGGTGGGGGCGCCAATGCTGCTCGACCGCAATGGCGATGCCATATTCATCTACACGCCGCCGTCACTGCGCAGCCGGAGCGTCAGCAAGGCCGATGATCCCCGTTATGCCGCAAAAATGTTCAAGGCGCACCAAAGCGATTCCTCCGGGCGATGGCAGACATTCCATTTCACGAGCCAGGACAACCCGACGCTTGACACCGAAGCCCTCGAAGAAATATCGCATGACATGACCGCGCTTTCCTACCGCATGGAAATATTAGCCGAAGACATCGATGAAGCCCCGGGCGCGCTGTGGACGCGGGATATCATCGAACATAACCGCGTGCCGGATAACAGGGAATACGATTTCGGTCGCATCGTGATCGGCGTGGACCCGACAGGCTCCAGCACGGGCGACGCCGCCGGCATAGTGGCCGCCGGCCGGGATGGGGATGATTTATACATTCTGGAGGACCGCACGCTGAAAGGCCGCCCGGAGCATTGGGCGACAGCTGCGGTGAATCTCTATCACGAACTGAAAGCAGATTGCATTGTGGCAGAAAAAAACTACGGCGGGGAAATGGTGGAGTACACCATCCACACTATCGATCCTAGCGTGAATGTGAAGCCTGTGGACGCATCCCGCGGCAAGGCAGTGAGAGCCGAACCGATAGCCGCCATTTACGAGAGAGGGCGCGGACATCACATCGGGCATTTCCCGTTGCTAGAGGACGAACTATGCATGTGGTTGCCAGGGGATAAGTCGCCGAATCGCATGGACGCTCTTACGTGGGCGGGGACGGAATTGATGCTTGGTTTTTACCGCGCAGCGGACGACACGGGGGTGACGTTCAATGTTTGAACGCGTCAGGAATCTATTCGCCCGCTCGAAGGTTTCCGGGGGCAATAAAGTCGCCGTCAACCTGCTCGACGTATGGAAGGCGAACCGTCCATTGACGGCCATTGACGATATCGCGGCCTTCAACAACGACGGCTATCGCCGCAACAGCGTGATATTTGCCTGCATCTCGATAAGGGCCACGTCGTTTATGGGGCCTGGCCTGCAGGCATTCGCGGAAAGCGGCGATGAAGAGGAATTGCTGCCGGAAGGCCACGCACTCTCGCGGCTCCTCGCATACGGTTACGGGCGGGATTCGCAGAGCACATTCATGCGCAAGTGGTCCACCTGCCTTGATGTGGCGGGCAATGCCTATGCGCTCAAAGTGCGGAGTCGCGCCGGCGTACCCGTCGCCCTGCGGCTGTTGCGGCCCGATTGCGTGTTTCCTGTGGTGGACAGCTATGGCCAGATGGTCGCCTACGAATACGGCAAAAACAAGACATCGCGCATTTATACCGCCCAGGAAATCGAGCAGGGAGTCGAAGGCAAAGGCCACCAGCCGGCATTAATTCCCGCCCGCGATGTCGTTCACGAAATGGGACACCCGGACATCCTGAATCCGTATCAGGGTTTAAGCCCCATAGCGGTATTGGCGCGCATGGGCGACCTGGATAATTATGCGGTGGATTTCCTGCGGGCGTTTTTCCTCAACAGCGGCATTCCCAGCGGCATCCTGAAATACAAGGTGCAGTTGACGCCCGAGCAACGCCGGCAGGCATACGAGAAATGGAAGGAGCAATATTCCTTGCGCACATGGTCCAATACGAGTACCGGCGGGGCGTTTAATCTGGCCGTGATGGACGAGGATGCGGACTATAAGGAAATCGGATCTAAGCTGAAAATGATGGACCTCGGCCAAGTCTTCGGCGAGACCGAGACCCGTATATGCTCGGTGTTCGGTGTGCCCCCGATCATTGCGGCGACGTGGATTGGCCTGCAGCACGCGACCAAGGCCAACTATGAAGAGGCGATGCGGCATTTCTACAAAACGACCATGTTGCCCGTATGGATCAGCACCGCAGACCGGTTCAGCCGGGATATCGCGCAGGAGTTCGGGGACAATCTCTATTGCAAGTTCGACTTGTCGAGCGTCGAGGAACTGCAGAAAGACCAGCGGGAAGACAAGCGGCTCGCGCTGGAAGCATGGAATAAAGCGTTGCTTACGCGTAATGAGGCACGATCCGCCTGGGGCCTTGACCCTGATGCGGATGGCGATGTTTACAAGGCTTCAATGGCGGATAACTTCGTTCCGGCGGGATTGAATCCAGAGGATATCGCCATTGATAGGGGCGATGAAGACGAGGAGCAAATGTTGCTTACAGGCGGCTTGGAGAAGCAAGCGGCCCGGCTTGAACCTTGGCGACAGATTCAGTCCATAGCGGACACCTCGGCTCCGGCAGTAAAAAAAAAATACTCAAGGCGATAGCGGATAGTAAAAACGGGATCGTAATGACAGAGCTTGAGAATGCCCTCGACAGGCGCAATATCGACGACGCTATGGACGCTGTGCCCTGGAACAAGCTCGAAGAAATGCAGCATCCGGTGGGGGCTGAATTGCAGAATGTGTTGAATAAGAGCGGAGCGTCGGCGGCGAAGGCTTTATTGAATCAGGGCATTGAGATTGCGTTCGACCAGACAAACCCGAATGCGGTCAACTGGGCGAAGGCACATGCGGCCGAAATGGTGAATCTCGACTTCATGCCAAACACGCGCCAGGCCATA